CCTTCAGCACTGGTTGATGGCCGGTTGCGAGCTCTAGGTTACGCTCGACACCCCCTGATGCACCACTGTGAAACCTGACTTACTGTCAGGGTAGCGGAGCGTCGTAGGGACGAGGCCAAAAGAGGTGTTTTCACTCGTTGTGCCAGTCCAGGCGAGTGTAACCCGTAACATAATGTCAGCAACTGAGCTTATAAAGAAGGCAAGCCGTTGCTGCTGGCGTAGGAACTGAGAAATGTTGTCCACGCGGAGGTAGAGGTACAGGGCATACTCATGCAAAAAGTACGCACCAAACCTGGTAACATTATACGTATGACCTATGACCTTGTCGATCCCCCAATGTGTGGAAGCGGTCTGCAATTGCATACCCAGGGGGTCGGGCTTGTTGCTAATAGCCTGTGCCTGTACTTGGCAAACAAAGTTAGCACCTGGTCTCAGATGGTTGCCCTCATGGTCGGTGGCAGTGAAACCAGGGAAGGTATACGGCTGGAATTGAAAGTCGATCTCGTGTGAACCTGGTTTACCCGAAGTTGACGTATCGACGGAGGCCTTAACGACTTTACCTTTCCCATTGTCCCAGTAGCTCTCTGGAGAGCCAGGGGCAAGGTCGGTGTCGGAGAAGAACACATCTGAATCGTAGTTGGGAACTCCCCCAACCACTTCCATATGGTCGACTTCTCGCCTCGGACCCAGCTTAATGCTATACCAGGGAGTTCTGACATGTACCCCCCCAAACGCGTGGACAACGGCCTAGGTTGACAGCCTAGGTCCTTCAAGGGTTACAGTATAACTAATCCAAACGGCCCCTTGAACCGTGGAAGCCTTGCCCGAGCTGTGGACGTACACAGAGAAGGCGGTGGTGTCATAGGCTAAAGTGCCTGTGCACTTAAGGTAGCGCTGGGGCATAAGCCTATGAGAAGGGAGGTTCATGGCGGCCTCTTTCCAAACTGGTGTTTGGGCGTTTGGCTGGCACACCACTATACCTTTAACGTTGGCCGGCACCCCTCCAGTGTCCCACTCGACGCCCATGGTGTTAACGCCGTCAGCCGTAGTGCCGACAGCAGGGCGGTATTCCACCCGTGCGCGCTTGATAACATAGCGCTCATACGACTTAGCCAAGTTGTCCAAATGGCCAAGCCCGGACCCTCCGGGGTAGAATCCGAAAGCTGTGACGACACCTCCCTTGACGTCGCCCCAGTACTCGGTGTGGGTTATAGTGAGCTGTCCAGCAGCTCCCCTGACCGTTGGTGAACCCCCCGCTTGAGGTAGGCCAGGACTAGAACGAGTGCCACGGCCGCGCCTGCGGCGGCGGCGCCTACTACCGTTATTGCCACCTGCTCCTCGCACACCATTGCTCAATGACAATTGGTGGATTAGTTGCTCAAGCTGTGATACCAATTTTTGCGGCCCTACGTTCGCTCGTCGGCGGTTTGACATCTTCACAAGATCCCGCGTACCGGACATCCTCAACGTACCTGATTACATCAGCATCGCTGGTGTCCGCTAGTGTGACCTTGCGGATGGCGGCTTCGACCAGAACCTGTTCCCTTGGTTCTATGCCGAAAACACGCGCGAACGATTCTCGTGTGGCAGCAGAGATAGGTCTTTCCTTGAAGGTCATGATGTCCCCTTCAAGCCTGGCGGCACGATAAAGCTCGTAATCTTGGATGAGCTTGCCAGATTTGCCTATAGTCTTGTATCGAACAGCTAACTCCTGGAGGATTGGAACCCCATAGTTCATAGCCAATTCACAGTACCCCATACTAGTCACCAGCCTAGCTCTTGCAGGCTTGGGGTAGTTCTTAGGCGTGAACGCTGCTCTTGTCAACACGCGAAGTGGTTCCCTAACAAACCGAGGAACACCATCAACCTCTATGATCTTGCTTTGGCAAAAGTCAACGTCATAGAGGGAGGTGACAACGGTGTATTTGGTCTCCATTCCACGATCAAGCATCCATGCCGAGAGTTCCGGTAGGGCATCGTAGTGCTTACGCTCCATGATGGTAATACTATCGTCACCGTCCACATACATAAAGCTATGCGGACCGGCCCAGCATCGGAGCAACCCAATATTGATGGCGGTATTGCCGCTGCCTGTGTTGAAATCTCCAGACATGCGGGTATTGGGTGTACTATACTTGGTCCCATTCTTAGTGCGTCCCTTATTCAGGAACTGCTTACTAAGCAGCCAAGCTAGGGCCCTACGATCCTGTCTACAACCCAGGAACCTACTATAGAACTCGTGTTCGGCTTCAAGCATGCCCTTAGTAACATGCGAGTCGAACTTACTGTGGTCAGCTAGAACAAAAACAGGGTTGAAATACTGGTCTGCGCCTTTAACAACGTCGGCTGCACGTTGCCAGCTATTCCTACCCTTAGCCACCATGCGGCAGCCTCTACCATCCAAGAACCTGTAAAATCGATGTTCGATGGGCTTGATGAAACGCCCAATACACAGGTTGTATTTAGGGTCTCTATACTGGATGGCACGGGGTCCTACCATGTCCCGCGAAAGGTCTCCAAGCACTTCTGATGTGGCTGAGACGTACTTGTCGTCCTTTATGAACATTTTAACCTCCCAATCGCGTTGCACCAGTCCTTCCTTGCCTAGTTTGTCGAGTGCGTTGAGATAGCGAGTCCTCTTCTGACCACCATAAGATGATGCCAGCGCGCACTTTGTTATGGGTTTGACCACAGGTTTGTGGTTGGCCTGCCATAACTGCAGCAACTGGTCACTTATCTCACGCCTAACATCGACAACCGGCTCTGGTCCACCGCGCTGATGAACGTTGCGGAGGCTAACAACCTCATTACAAACGCAATCGTTCGGAGTATAGACGACCGCCCCGAGCATGGGCAGGCCGCTGACTAGGCGCTCTGTTTGTCTGCGACTAGAACACACGACCTTTCCAGGTCGCAGGGTACTTCCACGGACTGTACTGGGGTGGAGCGCAGCACCTCGCATGCACAGTCCGTGGACCCTAGCCGCACCCTACGGCTCCATGGGCAAGGATCGCTCCTTGACCCAGAAACGCCACCAACTTCCTCGTTTCCTGACAAGCCCGGTCTGGAGGAAACCCTTGAGCTTCCAACGCTGTGCATTGCCCTTCTTACTGCCAAGATGTTCTTGAAGAGCTTGTTCTTCTTCAGTTACATTCATGACACCTGCAACAGCGTTGACGACCATCTTAGTCATCTCAAGGTGGGTGAGATGCTGAACATCATAATCCCTCAGGAAGTTGAAGCCCTTGACTAGTAAGCGGTGTGCAAGAGTAGCGCTCCTGTTGCGCAAAACAGCCTGCGACTGTAGGTACCCAAATAACTCCTCATCAACCAGGACCTTGGCCTTAGCGGTTCGTTTCTGTTGGCAGCTAAGGACCTTAGGTTTAACCTTGACCATACGCACACCCTTAACTGGGTCGTTGGCGTTGGACTGTGCGTCCGGGTCAGAGGCTAAGGTAGTGAGTGTACTTGGGCCATACGCACTGGGCAGCTTCTTGCCACCTACCTTGCTAGCGCACATATTCGCTCCACTCTGATCTTCTAAGGTCTTCTTGGAGACCTCGTGGAAGGCTGGCAACATATTCCTCAATCTCTGTCCCGGGGTGCTCGTCGGTGTAGAGCTGTTCTGACAGGAGGTTGTGGATGTGCTTAATGGCGCGCTGGTAATTTCGTCTTCGGGCACTTTCTCTGCCTCTGCGCCTCCTACTTGCACGGCCAGACTTCTGCCTACTGGCTCCATCGTCTGGGTTGCCACTGAAACGCGCTGACCAGGCCCCAATCGGTCCTGGGTCTGATCGCACGAATCGCGAAATGTGACCCGCTTGGGCTGTGGGTTCTTTGGCACCAAGGGTGCTTGCTCCGGCCATTTCAGTGGGACCTTGAGGAGCGCGCTGAGTCTGGCCAGCTGATCCGCCAGTGACTGCACCCTCTCCCTCAAGGCTTCCGGAGCTCGACTGATGATTTGCTCTCGCGGCGCTCGTGCCTCCACTTCCACCGAGACTACGTGGGGGGGCGACAATGCCGAGTGATTCTCGGAGTTGGGCGAATGACCCGTCCTCAAGGGGCGACCTCTTCTTCCCCTTGAGCCTCTCGAGTGTCTCGGCTTGTTCCTTACGGCTGTACTGCTCCCACCAGTTTGATCTGATGGGCAGCCGGCGCTCGACGATAGCTGGTCTGGCATTTGGATCAGTTTGTAAATACTCCCAAAGCTCAGCAATCATCTCAGGACATCAC